TGTACACTTCTACCATCTTCATAGTCTATCCAAAGGGTAGTTCCGCGTTCTTGATTCATGATTGCTGTATACTCAAGTGAGCCAAACAATCCTTCCCACAGAATTGCACCAATGACGCCTTCTTCCTCGCTGTCATCTCCGAACTTTTTCTTCTTCTTGTTCTTCTTTTCAGAAGCCAATCTCATGCTCTTTTCGTGCATGTATTGGTCAGTCAGTGTTTGACGAACTTGACCTATGATGGTTTCCGGAGACATGTTCAGCGCTCGAATGTCAGACGGATACAGAGAGTTGATGTCAACTGCACCAGGATATTCGTGCATTCCTTGTTTAGGAATAGCAACAAACGCACCAGCTGCCGGAAACCCAGTATCTTCTTTGGGCTTCTTGTTAGGTACGATCATTCCACGTGCGTGAGCTTCATTGAAGATAGCCATTTCGATCATCTGCACCGAACCCATAACTGTCGGAAGAAGTACGCTATTCTCGTGTGCTAGTGCGTTAGCAAGATCAAGGAACTTTAGCTTATTGTGAATTTTAACCATAAGCATCGTGTCTTGTCTGTTATACTCCACGAACGTTTTAAAGTCCTGATTGTATAACTGATCCAAACTGCCTTCGTACTGAGTTTTACGTTCACCTACTTCCATCTCACCGATAGCATCAAGAGAATAACTATGACGAGACTCGTAGTTGTACTTCTTATACAGTTGAAGGTAGTCCATATGAATTCTACCAACTAGATCGTATGTTTCTTCTTCCTTGCCGAAACGTTCATAGGTACGAGTCTTAGGGAGTTTCCCCAGCAGACAAAACTTACGAGTATCGTTTTTAGACATGATTCTAGTAACGCGATTAACCGTATACGGAATGTCGTATCCCTCTGAGTTCCAGCCAGTTAGAATGTCAGCATCTTCGATCAACTCAAAGAAGGTTTCAAACATCTCTATTTCAGAACGAAACAGAAAGCAGTTTGGAAAATCTTTAGTTAACTCTTGCGCAGTTTCATCTGTCATGTGCTTAGGTGGCATGACCAACGTAATCAGTTGATCAAGCCAATCTAGATACATTGAGATTGCAGTTACTGGATTGAACGGATCACTAGTAGGACTAAATCCTCGCTCAGGATCAAAGTCCACTTCAATGTCGAAAAAGCAAGTATGAAGCTTTGGTGGTTCAGCATTAAGGTAGTTATCAGCCAAACACCTAAATACTACGTTAACGTCGCTCTCAAATAGTTTTTTGTTACTATGTATTCTGCGTTCCTTCTCGAATTCGCTACGTTTACGAGTAGAGAACCGAGACAGCGGATCACCGTAAATAGAACGATACTTTCCTTTAGGATCAGCATAGTACATTACGTAGTTCGTAGGGAACTCTTTGTATGCACGTTTACCTTCAGGAGTACGTTCTACAACGTGGATTCGATCTGCGTTGGAATCTAATACTGCATCGACATATGCCATTAATTAGCTCGACCAACAGTCTCCAAAATGGTATTGAGTTCCTCATTTTCCTCGTTAGTTTGTGCGAGGCGCTGCTTCTGTGCAACCTTGATAGCCTTCTTAAGAATGGCTGGCTTTATTTCTAGTTCTTCTGCGATTGCCTTAATGGTGTCGTTTAGACCTTCATTAAGAGTTTCAATTTCTTGTAGGACACCTAAGCCCTCGTTAACCAGTTGGGTCAACTTAATCTTTGCGTCGGTACCGAATACTCTAGACATGTATACTCCTTCTATGTCTTGTGAAGTATATAGTCTATGCAGGGCTAGATCAAATAAAACGGATGTATTAGTTAACTATTGAAATATATAATGATGACGTTCGCCATAAATTTTAATGTATTTGCCAGCTAAGAGGTCGGCCATCGCTTCGATTGGGCTACCAGGATAGCTGTCACCAGGCTTAATCATACCTAGTTCACTTTGACGACAGTGTACGATTTCATGGAATACCGTTCTAAGAATATCTACTAGGTTTCTGTTCTTAGCATAAACCCAGATCGTGGGATCACCTTCAGTGTGCCTGCCAGTATGATGATTATGCTGAGCTTCTTCGGTGTCGTAGCTGAGGTCTACTTTAATGGGATTCTTTAGATGAACTCTACGTGAAGCCCATTCTGCAAACTTTTGTACTTCTTCGGGAATATTTAATTCTTCATCGGTTTCATCTAACTTATTTTTGATCCAACTGTCAGGTGTAGAGCTATATCGCTTCACAAAAAGGTCGTGCAGGGCCTTACCAGTAATGTGATGCTTAGCAGCAATCTTTCGCATTAGTTGGTCAATAGTGTTATAGTCGTGCTTTTCTAAAGATGGTAGCTTTTTGGCTAACTCACTAGCAGCAGACTCTAGAATGATTTCATTTCCGATCATGAATATATTTATCTTACATATGAATAACGGCGGAGATTGCTCCCCGCCGTTACTTTAATCAGTTCAAGTTTTATTAAAAGTTGCGAGTATAGTTAACACCCAAGATGTCAGAGGTGACACTATTGCTACGAGTGCGATAGTAATTTACACCTACAATATTATCTTCGGTGATAGCAAAAGCGACACCGCCGTTAAGACGATCTTCTGTAAAGGTATGAGTGTTAGGTCCTTCACGATGACGATAACCAACGTTTACTGATACCGGGCCGTATACTTCATGCGAAACAGAAGCACCGTATCCCCAGAAGTTAAAGTCCTTATTAGTGTTCAGTGAACGGCCATACTCACCATAAGCAGCAGGAGTAAATCCTGCAACTGTGGGAAGTGCAGGGCCGCCTTGCAGCACGATCTTGCTGTTTAGAGGACCGTTATGATACGGTTGAGACCCGGTGAACTCGGCGCCGACATTAGCAATATTGGCAACAGTTTCACTATAGGTTAGACGATATTCAGTTGAGTTTGCTATCTTAGCAGGTTGCGGATCAATAGTACGAACTTCACCGGTGATAGATCCAGCAAGAGCCGGAGTAGCAACAGCCGCCGCAAGTGCTGCAATTACGAATAACTTATTCATAGATTGTATTTCCTTTTGTTAATTTGGCTTTTAAGGCCAGTGTATTGGTACCTGTGTAAGTCTTATATTGGTACCCACAAGAACCTATTAAGGAGCTTGAGATATATATTTAGTATGTATAACACTACTATAAACATATAACATATTGTAAGTTACTTTGAAGTTGCCCTATACACTCCATCCCAGTTAACTGGTGGATTCTTAGCATATTCCTCTATACGGTCAATCATTTCCGTGTAGTACTTGTTTAGCTCTCCGCTCCAGAACTTCTTCATATTAGAAGCATATGTTCTAGCAGAGTCCCATTCACCCTTACGATAGCTATCCAAGAATCTCAAGTGTTGTTTTTCTCCCGATGCATCATATGAAGATAGGACAGTATAGATGCGAGCCGGTTCAGTTTTTCCTTTGACTGCAATAAGATCAAGTTCTACTACCTGATATTCATCTCTCACGTATTCGGCAGTTTTTGGTCCGATGATGATTTTGACCCCGTACGGTTTAGATTGACCTTCGAGGCGAGATGCAAGATTGACGCCGTCCCCAAGACAAGTATAGTCAAACCGCTGAGTGCTACCCATATTACCAACAACCACAGTATCAGTATTAATACCGAGGCCCATTCCAAAAGCCGGGACTCCTTCCAGTGTAATCTCATCGTTAAATCTCTCTAATGCCTTCATCATCTCAAACGCCGTCTTGACAGCATCCTTAGCGTGTTGTTGATTACTAAGAGGTGCATTCCAAAATGCCATCTGAGCATCACCTATGTACTTATCGAGGGTGCCGTTGTTCTCTAGAATTGCTTTTGTCATCGCAGTCATATAGCGATTCATGATCTTAGTGAGACCCTGAACATCTTTGCCATAGTGTTCCGAGATTGTCGTGAATCCACGAACATCAGTAAACATAATTGATAACTCACGTGAATCACCACCTAGCTGTAACAACTCTGGATTCTTTTGAAGTTTTTCAACAAGGGCTGGAGATAGATAAGTTCCAAATTGCTTTTTGATTTGTTGCTTCTGTAAGAATTCTGAGATAAACTTGATTGTATAAATGTGCAAATAAAGTATCATTGCAATAAGTGCATTAAATGTTACATCTATTAGAATATGATTATGATTAAACATATAAACGGGGAAGTAAAGATAAACACCAATAAGAGCTATAATCCAAACTACAGAGAATCTTACTTTAGATAACAAAATGATTCCGAGAGCCAATACTACTAAAAGTGCATAATCCAATATTCCAGCCCAGTTTGGAATAGAAACTGTATCTCCATTAATTAGAGTTTGAAGAAGACTAGCTTGAACTGCTTGTGGAAATTGTGCACCAACTGGAGTAGCTACTGGATTGGCCACACCTGAAGCAGTTACACCAAGAATTACAATTTTATTAAGCAAATCTGGAGTTTTGTCTCCAATATCAAATTGAGTAAACTTATAGTTCCAGTTCACAAATACTCTAGAGTACTCATCTGTTTTAATAGTATTGAATGATGGAATTCTTAAAGCTTCCACACCAGTCTCGTTAATCTTAGCTTGATAAGATGGATCACCGGAAATTGCTCTTAACATTTCCATAGAAAAAGATGGATAGTATTCACCTTGAGACATTGATAATAAAGGTACACGGCGAACAACACCATCAGATTCCGGTAAAGTAGAAGTTACACCAATACCAACAGCAGCATCTTGAAATTCTGAAATATTATTAAGAACTGAAGGATAATTTGGCAAAAACTGTGTAGTTTTACCATCTCCAATTATAGCCACACCAGTTTTACGAATATTTTGATTTGGCTTAGATTGCGTCGATAGTGTCTGAGATAAAATTATTGGATGCTGTTTTAAAGTAGCAGTAAGATTTTTGTCTGTATTAAATCTATCTGGTTCAGAAAAGATTATTGTATTTCCAATTACACCAACACGATGTAAATACAAATCGTTGATTATTTTAGAATAAGTTTCTCTTGGAAAAGGATATTGTCCATATTTCTCTATAGTCTTATCTGATATATTTGCAATTACAATCTGTTCAGACTGTTTTGCTGGACCACGCATAAGATAATCATAGTATTTTAATTTGATTGCATCTACCAAAAATGGATTGGATATTTTAATAGTAAGTAATAGAGCAAAAGTAATAATCGCAAGCCAAGGCGATAGAAGAATCTTTTTCATAGTATAATCCCAGTTTTAATTATTTATTTGCTATATTAGTTTGAATTATAGTTATATGACCATTTGGTCTACCGGTTCCTGATGTTGGCCATTTCTGCTCAGAGAAGTTATAATAATCATAAGATCCGTCTTGTATTGTTGTAATATCTACACCAGTTGCTTTTGGTAAAACCACAGTAACAACTTCTAGTTTAGCTTGAGATAATAAAGAATATGCCCAACCAATTTGAATTTGTTTTTTCAAAAGTGGAGAAATATCTGTATATAAAGTCTGTTTTAATGGAGCATCAGAATTATATTCTTCATATACTTGTAATAATTCTGACGGAGTTGGAGTTCTTTGAAGAGCAGCAAACACTTGATTTAAATCATCCGTTCCAGTATCAGGATCTTGGTTATTGTCTGCGGCCGCCCCAGCTGGATCTACTTTATTCTTAATATCTTTTCTAGCTTGTGTTAATAGATTAGCTCCTCCTTCAAGAGAAGGAGTTGAAAGTTGAATATTATTATCTGCCGATCTTCCTTCCATACTAATTACTGATGGAGTGCTTGGGGGACCAGAAGATGTTTCTACGACTGTAGCCTGGAATGGTTTATCCATTTTAACTACTCCAGCAGCAGTAGCTACTTCAATAGCTCCAGTTTCACATTCTTTATCCATTCTAATCTCACCATTATTCATAAAGCATTCTGGAACTAAAATTACTGTAGTTCTTCCTACTTCATCTACAGACATAAGGAAATCTGTTCCACGAACAGCTATGGTGGCAGTTGGAGTTCTAATATCTACTGAATTTGGATTGTTGTGAGCAATTGCTCCGGAGGTATATCGTACTGTTCCTAAAGCTACTTTAAGTCCAAGTTTTCCTTTAGATTTCGCATTATCATCATATACAAAATCATCAATGACTAATTTACTATTTTCAGTAATGTTAACTTTAGTCTGATCATTAAATGTAATTCCAAACTTACCCTGACTATTAGTTATGACGGTGTCCATCTTCTCTATACCTGAACTTTTATTTGCCGGTATAGTAGAAGATGAACGTTTTATTTGTCCGCCGCCTTTAAAATCTGTTATTGCACCAATACTAGCAAAAGCTGGAGTAGCTAACAGAAGAAAAAAACTAGTGGCCAGTCTTAATGTTAACATTACCATTATTTCCAACACTTGTCACATTAATAACAGTTTCAGTAGCTCCATATTGTTGTGTAGTAATAGCATTTCCAGTTCCTGTTAGATTTACATATAGACTGTGCCCATATGTGCCACCAAGATCTGTTTGTGTAGTATTTAAAGTATTGTAATCACCAGATACTAAGATTGTTTGAGAAGCATTTGGTGAAATTGCAGACATTGTTAATGAGTTATTTCCACCAGTAATATCAAGGGTAGTTGTAATATTAGCACCTGCACCATGATAATTTAGAGAATTACTATCACCTGTAAATCTAGCATTAAAGTTTAGACCGGTGCAACTCGCGTCGCTTAAACTACTTCCACAACGAATTAGAGCATAGTTGCTATTTCCAATTTGTTGAAGAGATAATGAAGCATTATCTGTTCCAGCAGTACCAGATACAACTGAGATTAGGGCTTCATTATTATTACCAGTTTGAATACCAATAATAGATTGGTTAGCTCCTCTCAAATATACAGGATCTGTAAAAGTACCAAAGATATTTGTCTGGCCAGTTTGTTTAATATTAATATTAACATTATCACCAGATTGATTAATATAAACATCATTTGTCGTTGACATACTATCAGCATTATTTTGATTTGGTGAAGTTGCTATAATAGATGGTGCTGATGGCGCACCAGGTAATGCCGCAGTTGCTGGAGTTGCGGGATCAGTTGGCGATGCAGTTTGAGCTAATGCTGGTGTAGTAAATAGCATCGCCATTATTGCTAGTGTTTTTAAAAGTTTCATTTCTTTTTCTTCTCCTGTGTGGTTTTATAATGCCATAGCCCTTTTTTTTCACCACTCTTTATTAATTCAACAACACCTGTTTCTATGGCAGATCGAATAGCATAATTTTCCGGCTCATTCTTAGTTTGTTGTGAATCTATTTCAAAAGCATTAGTTCCCTGATTAAAGAAAGTAAATGCGCTAATGCCTTCAGAAGTAGACAATAGATTCTTTTCTACAGATACTGAAGTAAGTACTTCTCCAGTCTGTACAGACACCAATCTCATATTAATTGTTACTTGATCTTGGATATACTGAGTGTTTGGTCCAATACCAAGATATCTAGCACCATTTCCTCCAGTTTTTATAGAAGAATTATAATCTATAATTGCACCTTCTAGCAATACTCCTGCAACTAAAAGTGGAGGAAGAGCTTGAGCCTTATCGCCTTGTTCTTGCTCTCTCATTTGACGAATAAGTTGGCGCTCTTTTACTAAATCATCTAATCCTACTCTTTCAACTGGCTTAAACCATTTCCCATTTCCAGCTTCATAAAGTGCTTTTACAACGTAAGCATCTGCTCCCTGAGTTACTGCGGTAGAAAATGAACTTACAGTTTGAGAAGGTTTTCTTTGACCAGTTTTATCAATAAATGAATATACCGCAATTGGAATAGGTGTACCATCTAATTCTGGAATATTATCAAATATATGCGGTTGAGCTGTATGAGTTATCTTTGGTGAATCTTTTTGAAGAAAAGACTGGTTTAATGCCGGAATAGATCCACCTAAACAGCCAGATAGAAATACACAAAGAAATGGAACTATAATTATTCTCTTCATCAGAATGCAAACGTTGCTATTGGAACAGTAACTATAGTTTGATTTCCATTTGTATCTACAACTGTAAGTGTTACACTGGTTCCAGATTTAACATATGATATTGTATCACCAGACAAATTAAACATTCCGGAATTAGAAGAACTAGTTCCAGAGAATAGATTATTTGATAGCTGTGTAGCCAATTGAGAATATACTTGGCTTGTGAACAAAGCTATAAATTTTGCGGTTGGAGTACTGGCAGCAGCATTTTGTTGAGCTATTATAGAATTTTGTTTTGCGGTAGCTATAGTTTGTTTAGCTGATTCTTCTTGTTGATATATAGAAGTAGCAAACGTGCTATAGTTGACCCCATTAAATATAGGATCTTTAAATTGTTGAACTAACTCCGAAGCAAATGCCGAACTACTCAAGCACGATGCAAACAGAGAAAGTAGTATGATCTTCTTCATAATACATATCTCCAAATATACTAACTATCACTATCAGCAGCTTTCTTATCTTAGTCGGTCCTGTGATCAGACCTGCTTAACTGGTTAATTGCTTTTTCTGCTTCTACTCTTTCATACTCGATTGTCTTGCCGCGTAAATGCAACACTGTTTTGACTTTTTGGTTTAGTCTAATTAGATCATTATCTAGCATTCTAATACGGTCTATAAGTGCGATCAAAGTTGTATTAGCTTCGCCCAGCACTGGTTTAACTTCTTTAGTAGCCCACTCCCATACATAGAATATGAGATATCCCATACCGACCGCTGCTATGATCGGAAAACCGTACTTGTTTACTAGATCAGCTAAGTCAGATCCCATTAATCTCTCCGTGCATCTGTTTTACCATCGGCGCGGGCTATTCTATCTATATCTGGTTCTAGCCCTAAAGCATTAGAAACCATAGTGTCAATACGAATAACATCATGATTCATGGTTTTTACACGATTGTCAAGCGCCGTGATGATGCCAGCCATACCTTTGATACTACCGGTGACGCCGGCAAGTATGAATTTCAGTGTTAGGAATACGAAGTATCCTGCACCCATTGCGGCCGCAATAGGAAAACCAACATCAGCAATAAGTTTTAGGAAATTTCCCATCTCTATCTCTTTAAACACGAACATGCCATAGCACAACTGTACTATGACACATTAGTATTTAGTCAAAATGGGTAAAAAAATCGCTGTATATATTACAGCGACTGCAGGACCTTAGCGAAATCGTCCTTGCTGCGAATAGCGATGTCTTGCAGACGCTCGCGATCCATGGGCTTAAGGCGAGAGAACTTGCTCATGAATTGAGTGATGATATGAGTGGGAATAGTCACACTGTCACCGTCACGGAGAGAGATAGGATATTTTCCCCTAAGATCAAGAACCTTCTTGAACTGCATGACGATGTGGGGGACCTGATCTTGATCAGGATCCGAG